CGAAACCCATGAGGTTCTCCTTATATGCACATAATCCCATATCATCGGTGCATCGTCCCCTAGGCGGGCTGATATGGACAAATTAGTCCTAGACTTAACAATAATCTTACTACAAATAAAACAAAAAGGGGAGTTTTTGGCTCCCCTTTTTTAGACACATTAAGCGCCTTGTGAACCCCACATACCGAGAGGATCAGACCAGCCGAAGCTGTAACGCTCACGAGACTTGTAACGGACGTTACCAGTATCGAAGTCCCCGTCCATGCTGTTCTGCAATGGGGTACGCACAAAGTGCTTCATACCATTTGGAACATCAGTGGTGAGGAAGTAAGCATTTGGATCGGTCAAGAAGTGGTTAATTGCATAACCCTGTGGAATCGAACCATTGTTTACTAAAGCGTTGATGTCGTTGTCGGTTGTGCCAACACGCAATTGAGTTTCGAGCAAGCGAGTTGCAACGAACTGTAGTGCAGGTGGAACAATCAACTTCTTAGGTTTAGCAGCGATCAACAGACCACGCTCGTCAGTCCACTGGCTGATTTGAATAACGGCGGCTTCCAAGGAAGTCTCGTTAAGGTCAGCAGCGGTTGACTGGGTGTTGCTGTTAGTGCCACCAGAAACCAACGGATGGTTAGTCGCAAACAAAGGTACACCGTCACCACCGTAATATGCGGCAGAGTTGGTGAAGCCGTTGTTCAACACAGCAGCAGATTTAACCTGCTTGGTGTACGACATAGCACGAGCCAAAGCCTTGGTATAACGAGCTGATAAGCTGTCATACAAGTTGTCCTCGATTGCCTCTTCCGTTAGGGAGAAGCCGAGAGCAATGGTCTCATGGTTATAACGTGCTGTGAATGCCTCTTGTGCATTGTCATAAGCGATGGCAGAGCCTTCGTTTTTGACTGGTGCAGCGCTGAAGCCAGACAGTTTGGTTTCTTCTTCGAAGGAACGCTCAGAAGTCTCAGTTTCATAGATCTCTTTGTGTTCTTCGCCGTAACGAGCATACTCAAGACCGAACAATGCGTTCAGGCCTGGGAGCAGCTCTTTCAGTAGTTGTGCGCGTGAAATAGCCATTTATATGCTCCTTAAGCTGCAACTGATACAGGGGTTGCACTGTAATAGGTATGTACGCCAAAGTTAAACTTGACGATTACCTCAGTGAAAGATCCAGACGCATTAACAGTCTCTGGCACACCCGCAATAATACGGAATGGAAGAGTGGTTGTTGAATCGCTGGTGCTGTTACGTACACCTTCGTTTGAATCGCCAGTAGTGGTTGAACCAGCAGTTGTGAAGATAGCAACGTTGTTGCCAACATCAGTCTGGGTCAAACCGCCAACAGCGGTGCTTGACGAAAGAACTGCCACTTTGAAGAGAGTGTCAGGATCGTCACAAACATAAGCGGTAATATCCGAAGCAGCAGTGCCGCCTGGGAAATATTGCTGTTGAAGAAACTGCTTGGTAGTTGGGTTAGTAAAAGCACAGCCCAAGAAAATACCAACAGCATCGGTCGCAGAATCAGTGGTGGAAACACGGCTCAAAGTACCACCAGTGTTCAGACGCACGACATCACCATAAAATATGGATGTGCCAGAACCTGAAGCGATGGGAATTTGACGAGTTGCACCAGCAAATACCTGACCACCGATCAAATTGATCGGCTTGAACCCATAGGGTCCGTCTACGGTAGGATAAGCCATTTATAACTCCTAATTAAGTTTAATTACCTTTTCCAAAGCTAGTCGTAGATTTACGCTCTTTAAAGAGTGGCATCCTTGCATCACTTTGGCGCATTAAATTATTGTCCACGGCTTCAATTTGAGAATCGGACTGCTTAACGTAATAAGCGTTACGCTGGTCAACAATCTCTTGTGGAGCTTTGCAGAGCAATAACCCGCCGATTTCAATGTTGTCGGAGAACCGACTTGTTGAATCGACTAGCAGTTTAAAGTGTGGTTGTTCTTCTAATGGAACTGGTTCCCAGCCCTGTCTTAAACTAGAAGACAGATTGCGTTGGTCAGCCTGTCCATTTATTGAAGTACGAACCCAGTGGTACTTGTAACCTGGTTGCTTATCTGGCTCGGGCAGAAGTTCGGGTGGCATCCACTGCTTTGGACGCTCCGCTTTCACTCGGTTATCAATTTCTCGTGGTACTCTGTTCTCAGCCATTATTGGCCTCCTTTAATCAATTCCTGGGCATACTGCTCAGGCGTTAAACCAAGTTTCTTAGCCAAGTTAATCTGCGATGTCTTCAGCTTCACCTTTTTCGAAGATGTGCTTCGGGTCGCAGGAGCGACTACGTTACTCGGTTTTCTCGTCTCCACTTCTACTTCATCGTTGAAGTTTTCAGGGAAACGTTTACGCATCGTTGCGTCAATACGTTTGTAATACTCATCAGTCGTAGCGTAAGCCATGCCGTTTTCCTTTACGAGCTTCTCGTGAACTCCTAAAGCCAAACTGGTCATTTCTTCATCTTGACCGAACCAGGTGTTAGATTCTCTCCATTTCTCTGCCTTCGCATCAGATTGTGGGCGTTTCTGTTCCTGTTCTGGGATTTTTACCTCATTTTCATACTCTTGTAAAGTGTTTTGTGTTGGAACAAAACGATCTGCCTCTTGCACTTTCATCTTTGCTTCTGTTAACTTCTCATTAGCGGAGATGATACGATCTGTATCGCCAGCCTCATAAGCCTCACGATATTCACGTTTTGCCATTTCTACTTCTTTTTGGGCAGAGTCTTTATAGCTAGTAATTAACTGCTCTTCACCAGAAGTTAAGCGCTTTTTCAGGGCTTTGTTCTCTTCTAGGATCCTACGGGCAAGCTCAACTGCTTCTTCATGCTCCCGCTGTGCAGCTTCTTTAGCACGGCGTTCATCGTGCATGACCTTCCTGACTTGGCTAATTTTCTTTTTAGCCGCATCCGAATAGTCTTCTAGCTCATCGACTTCTGCCGCTGCTACGAAATCTGGGTCAGACGGCTTCTTGCCCCTATCTTCTGGGGGGGTGTCGTCTTCTATCTCAATTTCAAAGCCTTCGTCAGCTTCGACTTTAACTTCGGTTTGTTCATCTGGGAACTTAAATTCGTCTTTTTGAAAATCAGGCATCGTACCTTCTCCTATTTACGTTTAATACCACGGGGATCTAAAACTACACCTTCTACGGAATCGTCATTAATGATCCTGAACTCTCGCCCATGGATGATTAATCGGGTTCCAGCATTAGGTCTTACCAAAATGAAATCGCCCTGTTTGCACCAAGCTCCTGTAGGGAACCGTGACGGATCCTTATAGCAATCTGGTCCAAGGTCTACTACGAATAGAACCGTGGTTAGGACTTCTTCATATTGGATGGTTTGGTCTGCTTTTAGTAGACCGCTTTCGTACTCCTTTTCAATCTCTGGAATGGCGCATAAGATGCGATATCCAGAAGGTTTAGGGAGTTGACTTGCTTTCTCTTCGGCTGTCATCGTAACTGAGCCGACTACTACGGGGCTATCGGGATTCGTACCGATAAGGATTTCACTCATCCGAGTTCTCCATTCTTTGTTTAAGGTCTAATGTGTACTGCCGAGCAGTGAGCAGACCTCGAATCTCACCACACGTTTTTTTATACTCTTCAAAGGATTGGGCATTTCCGTTGCTTATTCCGTCTCTGAGTTGTTCAACTTTTTCGTCTATTTGTTGAACTAATACTTCAAAAGCGTCCATTATTCACCCTTCGTAGGTTTAGACTCCTTGATTAACTTCAGCAGTTCCATCGCTGAATTTTCCTTAGACTTCGCAATCTCTACGCCGAGTCTTGTTCCGTCTGCCTCTAATCGAGATTCAAGCTCATCCTTTTCTTTAGAGATTTTGGCTCCAAGTTTGTTGCCTTCGATCTCTGCCTGAGTCTCGATTCGCTCCTTCTCTAACGCCAACTGCGCTGCTCTGAGCTGGGCGTCTACCTGATCTTTCTGTACTTTTCGTTGTACTTCTTGACCTTTGATAGCCAACTCTTGCTGTTGCATTTGGATGATAGGATCTTGCGCCTGTTGAGCAGCTTGCTGTTGCGCAGCTTGCTGTTGGTTCTGGAGCAATACCTGTTGAGAAGCCTGTGCAACCAAACGGGAGATCTGGACTTCGTATTCCTCTGGAAGCTCTTCGTCTGGTTTTGGTAGTGGTGCGCCCAACTGCTGTTCGACCATAAGTCGGTACTTAAACCCATAATGTTCGGCAATATGGGCTTGCATAGCAGCGGTAATCTGGTTTGCCATCGGGTTTTGACCAATCATTTGTGCAGTTAATGGGTCATTTAAGAACGACATATGAGCCGTAATATGGGCATCTTGATCCTGATATATGAATGCTTTTAGTGGTTTTCCGCCTAAAGCATCCATGTTTTCGCTGATTGGATCCTTTGGTTTGTTGTCGTCATGCAACGGCACTAGCTTTTGGGCGTTCTTAATACCCAATACTTCTAGCATTTGACGGTGTAACTGTGGCAAATCATAGATCTGTGGGGCGCCTTGAGCTAATTGTAGGACTGCCTGATACTGCACAATCTTCTGTGCCATGGTTGCAGCGTTAGGATCGGATACAGGAATGACGTCTACTCGGTCATAGTCTGATTTCTTAGCTCTTGGGCTACCTTCTTCTGGCTCATAGTTGTACTCATCAGGGGTGTAATCACGGATGATGTCTCGTAATAAGCCTAGCTCCTGTTTGAAAGAGTAGTGAATGCGGGCTTGTACCGCACTCATGACTTTTAGGGTTCTTTCCAGAATGGCAAGGGTAGTTCCTACGGGTGCGTTAGCACTCATGTCCGCTACCTTCATATCGGCTACGGAGGCAAAACGGCGACCTTCTTCTACGATTGTGCCAAGGAGGGAATATAAGACTTGGCTGGGTTCCTTATAAGGAAGTGCCATTAAGTTATCTTTTAGGACTCCCGATGGGACGTCCATATCCCTAAATTCACCTGGGGCGATTGGGGTGTCATCACCTTTAATACGGGCGCCTTTTGTTTTAAATCCGCCAGGCAAGTTTGCGAGTGTACCTGCATCCACGAGTTGCCGAATAAGACTAGTACCAGACTTAGCAAAAGCCCCGACAAGATGAATAAGACCAAAACAGTAGAAACCAAAGCCAGGCACGTAACCATAATGGACGAAATGATTTCTCTTTTGTTTTGTCTTATCTTCTGGACGCCAGTTCCTGCGGATTGCCAAAACTGTCTGAGATCCTTTTTCAATCGTAACCACATAGGGTAGAGCGATTTCATCTTCATCTTCGTATCCTGGTAGGTTCAAGTCTACGTGCATCTCAAGGAGCTTATAGCGATCATCTTGAGTCGCAGAGAAGCCCATCTTTTGGGCAATCTTCTTTTCGACTTCATCTAAAGAGTCGTCTGGCGCACCAAGATCTATATCCCGATAAAAGCCAGCAACTTGTAATCGTTTTATTTCGTTCTCCGTCTTTCTCATGACGTGTGTGACACGGGGAGAAGACTGAAGACTTGATACTCCGTAAGGAACTACTACGTCCTCAGCGGGAATAAACATGGAGACCTGTCTTTCTAGAGATGGGTCGTAATATACTTTCTTAAAGGCGTTACCCGCTAAACCTAAGCCCCAGATCATGCGCTCGTGTTCTGGGCGGAACTCTGTCATAACGTCTGTTAGCTGGTAGTTCATATCATCTTGAACTCGCTGGGCAGCGTCTTTAATCTGTGGTGTTTCTTTTCCAACAATGGTTGTTCTTACGGGACCCTGAGCAGGGAAAGTCTCCATGATGGTCTCGGCTTGGAACTTCACGAGGGCTTCGGATAGTAGTGGGTGGTATACGCCACAGGCTCCTTCCCATGGTTCAGTACGATCTTCGAGCTTCATTCCTAGGAGTTCTAGTCCGTCTACATAGGTTTGCATCCAGTCTTTGCGGGAGGCAACGTCATCACCAAAATCACTGATTAAATCCCCAGCTAACTGAGCTAACTCGCCGTCATCCATATACTCCGCTAGGTTTGCGTCAAAGTCTTCGTCTGATGGCTTCTCTTTTTCTATCTCAATTTCAAGACCATCTATGCCGATTGTTACGGACTCTGGGTCTTCGATCTCAATTTCAATCTCTGGTGGGGCGTTGAGCATTTCTTCTGCAATCCCAACTGGGGCTTGATATAGACTTTTTTCGATTGACATAATATTCCTTAGTAGTAAGCCATTTTGCGTCTAAACATTTGTGGCTCGTCTTGTTCATCTGTATCTAGACGAATAAATCCGCCTTTCCTAAACCGAATCAATGCTTGTGTACTAGAGTCCACTAAGTCATCGTGTTCTGAGTTTGGAAATGCCGCCATCTCTTCTATTACTTCCTCCGCCCACCGTGTCGCTGGCGCCCACACTTTCCCAGAGGCAAACAGATCTGACACAGAATTAATACGAGCAATCTTATCATTACCACGAGTGGGCGTAAACTCTTGAACTGGTATTCCTCGCTGTCTTAATTCATATATTAGTGGGGAACCTGCTGCTTTTGCCTCTACAACGAAGGCATCTGGCTCCCATTCTATGTAATGTTTATACGCTCTTTCCTTTAATTCTGGAAATTCCATTCGTTGTTTGAAGGCATCTAACAAAATCACATGGGGATCGTCTTCGTTTTCGTTCATATAGAAAACTCCCCAAGTCGTACACGCAGAATAGTCGCTTCTTTCGTTTTTGGTGAAGGCAGTATCCCATGATTGGATGACAAAATCACACTGAGGTGGGTCTTCTTTCTCCCAGATCTTCCACCATTCCCGTTTTACGATGGCGCCTTCCTCAGAAGTCGGTTGTTGTTGGTACTGGGCGTTCCATTTTGACAGCGGAAGTTCTAATTTCAGGGCTTCTAGCTCTTCAATACTCCAAAATTCAGGCCAAAGCGGGTTTCCAGAGGGGAGAATTGCAGGAAAGTCGATGATTTCCCACTCTTCTCCGTCTTTATCTATCCAGCTTTTTACGATTCTTCCCGTTAAATCCCGTTTTGCCCAGCGTGTCATCACCACGACAATGCTTCCACCAGGTTGTAGACGCTGGCGTGGACCTGACGAGTACCACTCAAAGACTTTATCGTAGACTTCTGGGTTTGTAGAAGCTATAGCCGCCTCTTGTTCGGAGTGTGGATCGTCAATAATCAGTAGATCCGCACCTTTACCAGTAACCGTACCCCCTACACCGATAGCGAAATACTCTCCGCCATGATTAGTGTTCCAGCGACCCGCTGCTTTGGAGTCTTGTTTGAGTCCTACATTTGGAAACACGGTGGAATAGATTTCAGAACCGACTAAGTTCCTGACCTTTCGTCCAAAACCCACGGCTAATTCCGCAGTATTAGAACACTGGATGATTTTCTTATTCGGGTACTTTCCTAAAAACCAGGCAGGAAGAAGAAAGGAGGCAAACTCAGACTTAGTATGACGAGGAGGCATATTAACAATAAGACGTCTGATCTTTCCATTTACGATCTCCTCAAATTTTTTCGCCATGACTTTGTGGTGTCTGCCGTCTACAAAGCTGGGCCACATCTGTTTAACAAACGGTAGGAAATTACTAGTCGCCTTCTCCCGCATAAGAGAATCTCGGTACTCCAAGGCAGTCTTTAGGAGTACTTCCTGTTCCTCTGGAGGAGCTTGCGCTATGAGCTTTTCTAGTTTATTCATCTATAAGATCACTTAGATTTCTAAACTTAATCCCAGACGGGCGTAGTGTCCTGCGCTTATTTGCAATCTTTTTACAGGCGCCGATCTTCACGAGTTCATTGATAAGTCTGGAAACGTTACTACGACTCCTGTCTTTGGAGACCATCATGATCTCATCTATAGAAGGACTATATCCGTACTTCTTCCACCACATCTCTATCACCAGATAGATGTCCTGTT